GCCACAACAGGAATTGTAAAAGTTGGCATCGTAACAGGTAACTTCACAATAAATGAAACCATCAGAGGATTAGAGTCTGGTGCTGAATACAGACTGAAACAAACGGAAAAGGATAATCTAGTGGATCAATATAATCAAAATAAAATCATAGAGTCTAGTGCAGATGCTATTCTTGATTTTACTGAGAGGAATCCTTTCGGGGAAGTTTAATTTTGTTAAATAGTTAGTAATAGAGTTATTGCATTATGTTTGAGTATTTTTATCACCAAATTCTTAGAAAGACCGTCATTTCTTTCGGCACTTTATTTAATAACATTTACGTTCGACACACTAATAGTGCAGGACAAGATGTTAGTGTAATGAAAGTTCCATTGGCATATGGACCAACTCAGAAATTTTTAGCAAGAATTCAACAAGCAGAAAATCTCAATAAACCAGTTCAACTGTCATTACCAAGAATGTCATTTGAGTTTACAAGTTTAACTTATGATCCAAGTAGAAAAGTTACTACAACTCAAACATTTCAGTCAGTAAAAAGTTTAGGTGATAAAACTGCGTCCAAAAAAGTTTATATGCCAGTCCCATATAATATGGAGTTTGAGTTGTCAATTATGGCAAAACAAAATGATGATTGTCTTCAAATTATTGAACAGATTCTACCATATTTTCAACCTGCATACACCATGACTGTAAATTTGATTAGCGATATCGGTGAAAAAAGAGATATTCCAGTGATTCTTGATCGAATCACAATGAGAGATGATTACGAGGGAGATTTTTCTACAAGAAGAGTGATTTATTATACATTATCATTTACTGCTAAAACTTATCTGTTTGGTCCAGTTAACACTGCAACTGGCATCATTAAAACAGCTACTATTGATTACATGACAGGAGTTGATCCTTCACAAACAAGAAGAGAGCAACGTTATAGTGTTGCTCCTCGTGCTGTTCGTGATTACAACGTAGATCAAACAACCACAGTTGTTGAAAACGTAAGTAAAGTTACAACTAATATTCAAGTAAGTAGTGTTGCAGGTCTAAGTCAAAAAAGTTTTATTAACATTAATGGTGAACAAATGAGAATCACTAAAATTGATGGAACACATATAATCGTAGAGAGAGCAAAAGATGGAACAGAAGCGATTGAACATCCGATTGGATCATACATTAATGTAGTTAATGCTTCTGATACAGAACTGATCGAAGTTGGAGATGATTTTGGATTTAATGAGACACTATCATTCTTCCAAGACTTTAAAGAATATAGTCCCTCTCGTCGTGAGGATATTTAATGAAGACAGAGACTTTTGATGATTTAAATAAAACCTTTAATGTCTCTACGGAGATTGTGCCTAAAGAAGTGCAATCTCAAATAACTGATATTATTTTAGAAAAAGATTCTAAAAAAACAGACATTCAAAGAGACTATGAATATAGTAGAGGAAATCTTTATTCATTAATTGAAAAGGGGCAAGAGGCAATTAATGGGATTCTTGAACTCGCACAAGAAAGTGAAATGCCAAGAGCATATGAAGTTGCCGGTCAACTGATTAAAAATGTCTCAGAGGCAACTGAAAAATTAATGGATCTTCAAAAGAAACTAAAAGATATTGAAGAGGAAAATACTCAAAAAGGACCAACAACTGTTAATAACGCTCTATTCATAGGATCAACAGCAGAGTTACAAAAGTTATTGAAGTCTAAAGACATAAATAATCAATAAAATCATGTGTCATGTCAGCCAGATCTGTTAATCTGACAATAGAACAAGGTACTAATTTTACTAGTACATTCACTGTTAAAAACCCAGATGGCACTGTGCTTCCTCTAACCGGATACACAGCTACGGCAAAAATGGCTAAACACCCATCAGCAACTGTTGGTATTACTACATTTACAACTAGTATTGTAACTGCCACTGGTAAAGTAACACTTACTTTATCTAATGCCACAACATCTAACTTGGATTCTGGTAGGTATTACTATGATTGTGTAATTCAATCTAGTGGTGGAACTATCACTAGAATTATTGAGGGCATGATTTTAGTCACTGCAGGATTAGCATCCTAATCGCAAACTATGGATATTGACATTATTGTTGATACTAGCTCATTAAATATCTCCCTTGATAGAAATAGTTCTCTTGTTCAAGGTGGAAATCAGTTTGATGCAGTTCTTTCGGAGACAGAAGTGGCAAATAAATTTACTGATTTGTCAGATGTAAGCATTAATGAAAACAGTTTAAACTCTACAAAAACTAACTTTGTAGTTGTTTATAATCACTCTCTTGGTCAGTTTGAACTTGTAGATCCAGATCAGGTTTTAATAGCAGCTGCATCTTCAATCGGAAATGTTGGACATGTTGGACTACCGACATCTTTTGTAAGCACACTTGAATCTAGTCTTGATCAAAAAATTGATTTGGATGGAGGAACATTTTAAAACTAGATATATAATATCCCTATATTATAAAAAGATAAATACTATAAAGGAAATGAATAGAAATGGCGGCACCAGTTCTACAGTTTAAAAGAGGTCTGTCTGCAAACTTGCCAGCTTTTAGAGCGGGTGAGCCTGGATTTGCAACTGATAGTTATGATTTTTATATTGGATTAACTTCTCAATCTGCAAATAATAAGTTTTTTGGATCTGCTCGCTACTGGAGTAAAGAAACAACAACTGTTGGAAGTGCAGTTAAAGTTGTTGAGGGAACAAGCAATGGAGAGCATTTTGTTGCTCTTAAATCTCCAAATTCTCTCGCTGCAGATGTAACATATACTTTTCCTGGTGCCATTGTTGATGGAAACTATTTAAGAGTAGATAGCACTGGCCAATTAAGTTGGGTTAACCTAACTGCTGCTGGTGCTGCATTTACAGGATCATCTCTCAATAATACCATAATCAGTGGGGTAACTACACTAAGTGGCAGTTTAAACAGTAGTGCAAACTCTACATTTTCAGGTATAACAACGTTTACTAATACAACAGACAATACTCTAGGGGACGAAAACACTGGATCGGTTCAACTTGATGGCGGCATGGGTGTTGCCAAGAATCTCACAGTTAAACAAAACCTTCATGTTGGAGGATTCTCTGAGTTTGTTGGTGTTGTAACTTTTAGAGGAGGGACGATCAATCTTGGTGATGCCGATACTGATGATATTGTAGTTTCTGGTGAGTTTGCCTCAAGTTTAATCCCAACAACTGATGATAACTTTGATTTAGGATCATCCACCAAAGAATGGAGAGATCTGTTTGTAGATGGCACTGCGAATATTGACGATTTAATTGTTACCGGTGTTTCTACGCTTTCTAGTGCAATCGTAGGATCAGCAGTCACAATCACCTCTGGTGGTATTGTCGCTGGTCTTAGCACCATAACTAATTTTAGAGCAACTCATATTAATGCCACTGGTGTTGGCACCTTTACTGGAGCAATCGTTGGATCTGCGGTCACGATTACCTCTGGTGGAATCGTTGCTGGTCTTAGCACTGTAAATAATTTTAATGCAACTCATATTAATGCTACAGGCGTAGGCACCTTTACTGGAGCAATCGTTGGATCTGCGGTCACGATTACCTCTGGTGGAATCGTTGCTGGTCTTAGCACTGTAAATAATTTTAATGCAACTCATATTAATATTTCTGGCATCTCCACATTTACTGGAGCCATAGATGCCAATGGTGGTGCAGATATTAGCGGTGGAGAAACTGTTCTCTCTTCTGCTACAGTTTCAGATTTAACTTCTGGTAGAGTCGTTCTTGCTGGTACTGCTGGTTCTCTTAATGATAGTGCAGATTTAACATTTAGTAGTAATATTTTAACTGTTTCAAACACCATTGATGTCACTACTCTTGAAGCAACTAACATTAAGGCAAAGGATGGAACAACATCAATTACTATCACTAATACAACAGGACATGTTGGTGTTGCTAGTGATCTCACTGTTAGTGGTAGTCTATTTGTAAATGGATCAACAACTCAAGTTAACACAACATCACTAACAGTTGAAGACACTCTTGTAGAACTTGGCCTTGTTGATGGTAGCGCACCAAGTTCTGATCTTAATAAAGATCTTGGATTACTATTAAATTATTATACAACAGGTGCCAAAAAAGCAGCAGTTTTCTGGGATGACTCTGCTTCCAGAATTGTATTTGCAGATGATGTATCAGAGTCCAGTAGTGTATTAACAGTCGCTGCAAATGCATATGCCTCTATTGAAGTTGAAAGTATTTTCATTAACGACTGTGCTGGTCAATCTCAACTTATCACATGTAGTGGAGTTGAAAGAAAACTAGAAAATATTACCATTGATGGG